TTCAAGCTCCCTCCATGAACTGCTACCTCTCGCACGGCCCTATAGAGCAGATACTTCTGCAACCGTTCCTCGGATACCCCATCCAGCTCACTCGGAGTCCAGCCAGTGTCGAATAGAAGGTGAGCATCCGTCATCTCCTCCGGAATAGGCTGGCCACGCGTGAAGGCCACGAAGAGGGCTTCCCCAAGTTTCTTCCGTCGCTGAACACTAAAGGGGCGGCCAAACCCCCGTACAGCACATTCGCACGCTGCAATACCTCAAGATACCGTTCCTCCGGCACGTCGTTCAGGGTCTCCTTATCTACCGAGCCATAGCTCCAAGCCGTCGTACCAGAGAGCACCATGGTCTCGTTCATGCCGTGCAGGTCGACCTTCCCCCAGTCAATCTCAATAGCCTCGCCGACTATCTTCATCTCCCGCTGCATGGATTCACGGACGCGCCGGGCCGTCCCGTGGCTGAGATATGTCCTGATCTCCCACCAGGAGCCATCCGGCCAACTAAACCGCTCTGTGTCCCCCATCAGAATGTCCCCCTTGTCACTTGCCCATTTACCTGGAGCTCACACCGGGCGCCGACCTGTGAGCCAACCTTCGACGTGGCCAAGAAGTGCCGGACTGAGCACACGCCGCTATATTTCGGGTATCCCGTGGTGCTCCCTCGGGGGCCGTACTTGAACGTCATCGCCGTTGTATGCTTCCTGAGAAGGCCAATAACCGTGTCGGATCCCACAAGCGCATCATCGCTCCAGTTCAGGTCCAAGGTGATCTTGGCATTCTCCAGGTCGGGGAGGAACACATGGCCGGCAGCAGCCAGGGGTGTCACGTCGGTCAGTTCCCTCGATCCAGGTAGACCATCAGCCGAGATGATATATGGAGTCAAGTCGCGCTCCACATCGCCTGTGTCATTTAGAAGAAAAACGCCCCCTACGGAATCATAGGCGGAATCCGTGTCAATCGGCGCAACTGGGTCACCCCACTCCTCGAAGTGAAAGTCTCCATAGTCACCACCACCTAATCCTGCCCAGGTGGATCCAGAATCCAGGCTCTCGAAACCTTCCCCGTCCGTATACGTGGGAGTGGGATATTGGCAGCTCCAAGCGATCTGATTCACACCCGTATAGTAAGCTACTAATGCATACTGTGTACCAGCAGTGAGGAGTGTTTCGCTATCGAATGTTACGGTGTGCCAGTCATTTGATGTGTCCCACCCACTAGCGTCTACCGTCCCAGTGGCAAGCGCAGCACCGGTCGGCTTCCCATTACCATCTACAGCCTTGACATCTATCGTCAGATCAGTCGGTGAGCCACTAACACGCCTCGCGTAGATTCTGACATAGGTGATGCTGTGAGTTATGCTCGGCGTGAACGTCTGGGTTTCATACACAGTATTCCCGAAGGCAAACTCACTCTGCCCCAAGTCCGTATCATGGTATTCGTACTTGGTGGCCATGCTAGTTGCCTATGCGAATGCTGTGACTGCCCTAGTAACTACTCCGTCCACCTGCAACTCTGCTCGGCAAGTTATCTGGGACCCCAGCCGTGACGTGATCTGGTAGTTCCGCAGCCAGACGTTGCCGCTGTACTTCACATCTCCCGTGACCTTCCCCTCTGGGCCATACTCGAACAGCCGTACTGCCGTGGCCTTTCTCATGCCCTCCAGGAGGACATCAGGAGCCCCATACGCCCCGTCATCGGCATCATCGCTCCACTGTAGCTCCAGTGTGATAACGGCGTTCTCCAATGACGGGATGAAGGCATGGCCGGTGGCGTTCAGAGGGGTTACGTCGATGAGCTCACGGGGCCCGGGCAGGCCGTCAATCGAAGTGAGATACCTGCTCAGATCCAACTGAGTCGCCGCACCGTCGTATAGGGTGAAGACGCTTTCCTTTGAGTCCCAATAAGTCGCCATGCTCTATCTCCTACGTGTAAGTTCCCCGTGTCACTACGCCCTCGACTTGAAGCTCGGCCCTGGCCTTTACCTGTGATCCGACTTGGCTAGTAATCTGATAGTTCCGTACCCAGCAGGTGCCACTGTACTTGACATCCCCAGTGGCCCTTCCCTCTGGGCCATAATCAAAGTGCAGAGCCGTGGTGTAATCTCGCAACGATTCGATCACGATGTCAGGGCCAACCCCAGCATCATCACTCCAGTGAAGCTCCAGCGTGACTACAACGTTCTCTAGGCTGGGAATAAAGGCATGGCCGGTGGCACTCAGCGGCGTCACGTCGATCAGCTCACGAGGCCCCGGGAGGCCATCGATGGATACCAGGTAGGGGCTCAGGTCTTTCACGAGCCAGGCCTGAGTCCCTAGAGGCTGCTGCGTAAAGAGGGCAGTAGAGCACCGGGCCCTGATCCCATAGCCAGTGTGGCCATTGATGGTATTCGATACCCAATCAGACGGGGGATCGAATGTTATGAGCACAAGCCCCGCAACCGTAAAACCAACTGATTGGTCACTGACGGTGAGCGCTCCAACGGATGTCGCACCTATGTAATATTCCCACGTAATGGCCGTCCCTATGCCCACCTGTCCAACATTCAATAGAACGCCGCAGAACTTCCCGGAACCCCTGAAATGGTAGGCATCGTTGATCTCCTCACCAGAGGGAAGCAAGGTCATGTCGTTAGCAGTAGCATTAGCAGCGGCCGCATCCTCGTCAGTGAACACTGCCCCGTCAAGGGCACGGGCTATAATGGCCTCGATATCCGCGAGGCCAAATACACTTACCGTTGAGTCAAAGTACGTTGCCATGCTCTATCTCCCTGCCAGGAAGGCCGTTATCCGCTCGCCCATCTTGGTCACAATCTCCTGGATGCGTCCACTACCAGCCCTCAGGGCCCTGACATGGTAAGGGTTCGGCTTGATCCCCCTCCTGCCTATTGCTCGGCCCACCAGAAAGGCCACGGAGCGGGCCCGTGGGCCAGAGACTCCCAGGACCTTGATCACCCAAGGGAGCAGGGCTGCAATGGGCGGCTGTCTACCGGGCTTACGGCCCCCACGGACGAAACGGCCATAGAAGGCTCCACCGGAGGTTCTCGCGCCCTGCCTGATCTGTAGCACCTGCTCCTGACCGACGACCTGGAGTTGGAACACCGTGGTATTCCTGAGCTTACTGGTGGCCCCCACAGGCGTATGGGCCTTCAACAGGGGCACCATGAATCCCCCAATCTCCCTTAGACCCTCATTCATAATTATCCGCCCCGCCGTCTCAGCCCCACGAAGGCGACCAGCCAGCTCCTCGAATCCCTCGGGTTCAAACTGGATTGTCGTCATTCCGACCTCGCGAAGGTGTTCGTCTCCCTGATTACAACAGTCAGAACCTCCCTGAGCCACAAGGAGCCGTACCGGACCTCCTCCACCTCCCCCATGGTCGTGATAAGGACCTGCTGGATCCCACTCTGGGCGTCCAGCTTCGGCCACTTGTTCACCTCGTCAAGAATCTTCTGGCGTTCTGTGATCAAAGAGGCCACACTACTACTCTGCTCACCGTCCCAGTTGACGAACAGGTGAACGGCCGTCTGCCACTCGATCACCGTGGCATCCCTGATCGTCATGGGCTGCTGATTCATCGGACCAGGGTAGAGGACAACAAACAGATTCTTCCCATGGCCGAGGCCCCGGATGTCGTTCTCCACGCAGTTCGTGGTATCGTAGCCCGTGATCTTCCTGATCACTGCCGCGAGTGCCGTCTGGAGTGTCGAGTAGGCCATTGTTACCAGACCCCAGGGTACGAGGTGCGTTCGCGTGTAAAGGCCGGCTTCGTCTCTTTCCCATCCTCATCCTCCTGGGACCCCGCATAGGCTTTCATCACTTTAGAAGTAACAGACCTGGTCGCCGGGAAACTCCCATCCTTGATTGCCTTCAAGACCGCATTCAGCTCGGCCCACAGGCCCCGGATCCGGGTCACTTCGGGGGAGGTGGCATCAGGCTCCATCGATTCCCCCGGGACGCTGTTCAAGACCATGGCGGCGGCTCCCGCGGAGTTCGCTGCACGGAGCCATGCAAAAGCCTCCGGGTCATCCCCAGTAGCTACCGGAACCGTGTAGCCGTTTATCCGCAGTTCCCCATTGATACGAGCCGCCACGTCATCCAGAAGGGTCTCAACCTCCGTCACGGTAGGCACGGTGGTATTCAGAAACCTCCTGCCGGACACCAGATCACCTACACGGGCCTCGACCCGCTCGACCGTTCCGTATGTGTTATCATCCGTAGCCATACTCTCACTCAATCACTGTAAACTGGTCCCTTTCAATCGTGACACGGCTTCCATCTGTCGCCTTGAACTCTGCCTCATAGATTCCCAAAGTGATGGCAGCCCCCAACAGATAATCATAGTGGTAAAGCCCTGTGGCCCCCCCCGTATTTGTCATGGCAGTTGCGACCTGAACCACTATGCCATCGGGGTCAGTTATCGCCACAGTCATACTGGTCGCAGGACTGGTCAGAGCATCATCCTCATCCCTGACCTCTATCGAGAGTACAACCGTCTCACCGCGCTCGAAATTCATCCTACCCCCCTGCGACCTTCACCCGTATCTGGTACTGGGTATGTATCTTCGTCGTGATCTTGAACTGCGTGTGAATCGCCGTGGCAATAATCAGCCCCGTACTAGACAAGCCGACTATACCCAACCCCGTCATAAGCCCTACCAGGTAGATTGCCAGGATGCGATCCAGGGCCCGGTACGTCGCATCTGTGATAACCACGGTGTCTGCCGGCGCCCTGGTGAACGCTACTACACGGGCCACGGCCTCTATGATGGCCACGGAGTCGGCTAGGGGCTTGCTAGGGGCCTTTGAGATACTGTCGGCAACGGCCTGGGCATCGGCCAGCGGCAAGCCAAAGGCCTTTGAGATCAGGTCTGCTATCGCCACGGAGTCAGAAACCGCCCGAACATAGTCAACTATTCTGACGGGTTCAGACCGCAGACTCAGCCTATCGGCAAGCGCCTTGATCATATCGAACCCGGAAACCGCATCGGTTATGTTCACTGTGTCGGTAGGTCGTGGCCCAATCCCCCGAATGCTAGAATCCGTAACTGTGATCGTATCCGTCTTGACCGGTCTAGGTTCCTTCGAGATGGCGTCGAGAACTGACAGGACATCAGCCAGCGGGAACGCTACCCCTTTGGAGATCAGGTCAACAAGAGCCACCATGTCAGCCAGGGCTTGCCCGACAGCTTTCGTAGTGGCGTCGGAGAGGGAGACGGTATCTGCTAGCCCAGAGCCAATCGCTTTTACCAGAGCCTCGGCTAGGGCTACCGTATCGGCTTTGACCAACCCAGGCGCTTTTACTATTGATTCAGCTAGGGCGATAATGTCTGCCTGAACAATGCTCGGCCCCAAGGACAGAGCGTCAGCGATTGCCAAGCTGTCTGATGGCGCTCTGCTAAACGTGGCGACACGGGTTTCACTATCTGCAATGGCGACGGTGTCCGCCTTGGCAACGCCGGAGTCTTTGACCTCGGCGTCTGCGATGGCTACGGTATCTGATTTGGCTAGATCAGGGGCGTTGCCCAAGGCGTCGGCCAAGGCCAGGGAGTCGGAGGGCTTGTAGCCGATGGCCTTGGCGATGGCCTCGGTGACAGTTATGGAATCGGCCAGGCTCTTTGTAAGGGCTCCCCCGCCTGCCGTGTACTCGATGTGGAGCTTGGCAGCATTAGCGGGGTTGTAGTCCCAAGCATCCGCGCCCAAGTCACGAGCACTATCCAGGGTGTGCTGTTCCTCGATGAATACTAGGGCGGTCAACTCGCCAAAGGCTGCAACGTTCTCCGCAATGATGTCTCCAATGTCAGTCCCCTGTCCCACACCTGCGGCTGCGGCTCCCCACTCCCAATACTCGTGACTGGCAGCCCCCAAGTCAGTGCTATTCCACTGATGTATGGCGGTAGTGCGTGCCCTGTTGCCGACATCGCCCCCTGTGCCACCAACAAAAGTGACGGGGGCTTTTGCAGCATGGCCTCTAATTTGGTGCTGGGGCATGTCAAGATAGGAGGCTTGCATATAGAAGCCCAGCCTTGCCAAGATGCTTGTCGCATCAACGGGAATTGTGCCGACAAAACGAAAACCGCCATGTTCTGCGGTATTATCAACGTTTATTCCTACACCAGTTAGATTTACAATCCCAGTAGTGCCCTCGAAGGCATCATCTGCTCCTGCCCCCACCTGCAAGTCCAGCACAGCACCGCTAAGACTACGTGGTGCCATTGGCCGTTGCTCTGGTATGGCGAACTCCCTCAACCCTGCCAGCTTGCCTAACTGTGTGGCCTCGTACCGAATACGACGGTCAGGCCGTGGGGCCACGTTGCGCCTTGCAATAGACCTGAGTGCCCCCTCAATCAGGCTCCGGCACTCGGCCTCCACGTCCATGCTGTACGCCTCGTACTCCCACTTGTACTGAGGAGCATCGGGAAGTATCAGCTTCTCAGGGTCAATCCACAGCCCACTAGCAGTCTTCATCCAGCCGTCAGCCCTGGTAACAATACGTTGCCCCGTCCAATTGCGCTGGATAACGTGGGACTCGTGGTCGGGGGCCACGCCTGCATTCTTGGCCTCAAGGCTGTCCCAAACGTCGTACTCAAAGTACAGGCTGTTCGGCTGTCCTCTGAGTTGGGCCTTCCTGGTGATTACGGCGTACATTCTATTTCTATCTCAAGAATCTGGATGTCCATTTGCCGCCTCTTGGTTTACGTGGCTCCGAATGAAACCGTCCAGGTGATCGTCAGCGTGTCCCCCGCGCCCTTGTTGATCACCGCAAAGCTGGCTGAGACGAACATCGTCCCTGCCGCCGGGTCGTTGAATATCCCCGCCTCAGTGATCGCCCCAGTACCGTCACCAGCAGCCCAGGTCCCGACATAGATCACGTCGTTGTCGTCGCCACCAGTACCCTGAGTAGTAGAGGTAAGGGCGTTGCGGTCAAGTTCCGTCTGCAACGCCGTGGCCGTAGGTGTACCTGTGCCTACTGCCATATGCGACATGGCCGTGTTGCCCTGGTCAGACATCTGGTCAGCCACATGAGCATCCCCCAGAGCCGTGACGGTATTTTCGATCTCCCGGCGATCCTTGAGATTCCTAAACTCGTCGAAGAGTTCCGCGACCATCCGGCCTTTGATTGTGATATGGTCTTCTTTCATTTTATCGCTCCCTCAATCCTTCGTGATAGCCCAAATGCCTGTCCAGCTTGGCGTTTAGATTGTCCAAGCGTTGGTAAATCCCCTGGATATCTTTCTGTGTGATGCCAGGGTTCCCAGGGGGCCCAGGGGTCCCATTGGAGCGTCTATTCCTGATACCCTGGTACACCCGGTCCCCACTGAGGACAGTCACAATGGCGGCCAGGAGATAGCTGATCATTTCTTCCATATCGTAGTCGCCTCTCTAAGGGATGCCACCAGCTTCTCCATCTGGTGCAGAATCCACTACCTCCAGTAGTTGCCTCAGGCGTACTTTATGCTCGGGGCTGCTCGCTATCATACCCTCGATGCGCCTGAACAGGTCTTCGTCGGACATACTCAGGGGCCAGGTGCGGTCTGCGATGTCCTTGACCTGCTGCTCCACCAAGGATAGGCGTTCATCCGCTTGCTGTAGGGCACGCATGGCAATAGTGGTGTACCCCATCGTGTCCAGGGCTGGGCCTATGCCAAGGCCGTGCCCGTAATCCGTCTCCACGAGTACCCGTGGCTCAAGGATGCTTTCAGCTTTGGCACCGAGTTTGATGCGCCCAGAGGGGTCTCTGTCCAGAAGATGCCTATAGCTACCAAGCTCCATCTGCCTGATAACAGCCATGGCATCGCTGTCATATGGCACCCAGTTCTCTTTGCTCGCACCCCAGGAGTCCACCGTCACGGCGTTGGTGGAGGTGATGTTGGTATGGTAGGACTGCGAGAGTCGTGTTCCGGTGACAGCCAGCACCAG